CTTTTACTATCTTCAGGAAACACTGCCGCTAGGGTAGGAATTTGACTGGTGTTGATATTAAAGTATACGTGGAATAAGAACTTGTTCCGAGGAGCAAGTTCATATCCATTTGTAAGGAACGTTTTTGAAGCGTGGGCATAATCTTTAAGACCTTGCCCACCAAAAAATCCTTTGAGAAAATCTTGCCCAAAGGCCATAAAAGATTATCCCGTTACAACGTCATTTACTGTGCGAGCAACAACTGTACCAATACCAGTACCGTTAGGTGTTTGATTGGCGTTGTCATACTTGATGGTCATTGCAATTGTGGCAGGTTCGTTAGAGCTGTATGCCATGTCGCCGTAGTCGGCCTGTTGCAAATAGCAACCATACAGTTCCCATGTTTCCAACACAATAGCGTCTGATGCGCCATTGCCGCCGTCAAGCACTTCAAAACGTGTGGTAAACTTGTAGTCAATACCAGAAGCAGCAGATGCCATTTCCAAGAAGTCCATTTGTTTCTGTACTTGTTCGCCAACTAGTCGAGTAACTGCACCAGATGCGTCATCACGTAATGTGCAAGTGACATCGTTCCATGTTGCACGACCAGCCAAATGCAATCTACTGTTGTAGATTGGGATTTCAATATCTTCAAATTGCAAGCTAGGACGCTTGAAGTCCATGACTTGTTTTGTTAATTCTGTTCGGGGTGTGCTCACTCCGAAGTTTTCAAATATCACTCTAAAGCGATATTTAAGTTTAGGCATGAGTAACCCTTGGTTGCTGGCGCTTTGATCGCTAGCCAAGGGCACTGTCATTCTTGTTAATGATGCAACGGCCATAGTGTTATCTCCTATAATGTTATTTATGAGATCTCAGACCAAAAAAAATGGGGTGTTGCCACCCCATTTTGTTGTCTAGCGGTGCCGTTAAGCTGCCTGAGCAGTGGCCACTGAACCTGCTGCAATTTCGCCAGTGTTCTTGAGACGGATTGGAATATAGATGAATTCCACAGCCTTCATTGGTTCAATTGCAATGTCCACCCACAACTCATTGGAATCAATTCTTGCTGGTGTATTATTGGTATCATCGCACACAACCAAGAAGTCATAGATACCACGTTTGGCAATCAAGTCAATCATTAGACCATTTACAGAATTTTTAATTTCATCTCTGGTAATTTGATCGTTTGGTTCAAACAAGAATTGTTTTCCAATTTCTTCAAGTCTTGATCTGATAAAACATACCAATCGTGCAACGTTGATACGATCCAGTGATGTGGTTGGAGCATACACTGTTTTGTTACCAAAGTTTGTGATGCCTACGCCTGGCACAAACGTAATTGGGTTGATGTCATTCACATACAACACATCACGTAGGCCTTGATTCACGCCAATGGTAACAAACTCACCAGTTTGTCCGTTGATATAACCAATTGCGTCTGCATTGTCAATAACACCACGACGTGTACCAGCAGGTGCCAACCATGGATAGCTCACTTCGTCACTGCGGATGATTGTTCTAACCATCATGTGACTTGGTGCTGTAACCACACTGCTACCGCTTAGGTCAACAGTTCGGCAACTTGGCCAGAACACACCCAAGTATGGTGAACTTGTTACTAGGCCGTCACCTGTAATATATCCATCACCGGCGTTGTTGGTTGCCCATGACGCAATGTCGGTACCAGTGCCCGGCAAACGCATTGGTGTGTCACCAACAACAAATGCAGTGTTGTTTCTTTCATTGCTGAGTGCTACCATGTTGGTAATCAACTCTGGGTAGGCAGTACATGCAATCAAGTTAAATTGCACTTGTTCTTCTCTAATGGTAACACTGGTATCAATACCTGACTTTAATGCTGCCACAATCAAAGCACGTTGAGCAAAGCGGCCCATGTTTGGTGCGCCGTTGTCTTTGTTGCCACTGGCAGTGACCCATGAATTGGTTTGCAATGGATCCCAGTATGCTGTGTTTGAAGGCGCTGTTCCTGTTGGCGGCACAGCAACTGCCACATACAATACTGTGTTGTACAACACTGCGTCACCAATGGCATATTGAGTACTGGCGCTGTATGTGTCATATGCAAAGTCAGCTGCATTAAAATAATCAGTCTGGAATGACTTAACGTTAAATCCAGAACGACGTGTGTTAAACACCAACATTCCTGATGGATACAAGGTATAGTCAGGAGCATCAACATCTAGATAATCACTAGTTAGCAAACTCTTGATTGTTGGCAGTGCACCGGTAATAGGATCCACTGTGCCTGTAGAACTCCAACGAGCATCTGCAAACAACACACCATTTTCTGTGGTTTGATCGGTATTGTCAAGTGTTACCCACTGATCAACTCCCTCCACATTAGACCAACGATTGATCACAGGATAGATTTCTAAATTGCTAGTATCAATCCACAAGTCACCATAGGCCAAGTCAGTTGTGCCATCACTTTGTGTGGTCGGAGCACTGGCGCTGATTTGCGGACCGTTTGGATCAGTTAAACTGAGATTGTCGCCACGTACATCGTTGGTTTCGTTTCTGTAACCCAGCCAACCTGTGCCACTTTGAATCATGATATCAACCTGGTTGGTAGCTGAATAATACCAGTAACGCCCATCTGCAGGATCTTGATCAATTGCTGTTGAGCTTGCAGTGTAATCTAATGCAACCCATCCGCTCAGCAACAGTTGATCTTCGTCGTCAATTACTGAACTTCTGCAACCAGTTACAGAAGAATCAAATCCTGCATTTGCAACTGGAGATCCTGTTACATTTTGCAATACAATCACGCCACCGATGCTTTGTGTAAACACAATGTATCCGTCGCTGTTCACAGAAGCACTTACACCAGCCACGTTGGCGGCACTAACTGCTTGTATAAAAGCAGCAACAGTGGTTCCACCTAAGGTAACTGTAACCGGAGTAGTTAATGTAGTACTGTTAGCAGTAGATGTTTGAATGGTAAATGTGTTACCGTTTACAAATACCGGAGTATCATCATTGCCTGTCACAACAGTTGATCCAAGATTCAAACGTTCAAACACTTGCAAAGTATAAGTGTTGTTATAAGGATATTGAATGTCACCACTGTCTTCTGGACTTACATTGTATTGAGTATACGTTGTTCCAGCTGGAATATTTTTGCCGCCACCTGATGCATCTAGTGATGCATTTGCTGACCAGTCATTGGCATAAACCAATGCTGTTTGTTGAACAAACGCACCCAACGGAGTTGAGTATTTCTTCACAACTATTGATGTGCCAAGGTTAGAAGCAGTTATTTTGTTCCAAACTGATCCTGTTGGGCGAGGCTGTTCATCAGTTGTTCTCCAACGTGGAACTGTGTAGTTAGGACTTTGTTGTAAAGTAGGTGCATAGTAAGTTTTGTCCGCTGTGAGACCCAACGTGGTCAACAGTCCTGCGGTGCTACCAACACCAGATATCACAACAAGTCCATCATTTGCAGTAGAGCCGTCGGCAGTAGCAGTAGCATCTGCAAACAATTGCAATTTGTTATCAATCACAGCCGAGTACACCCCGTCAATGGCAGCAGAATTAATGGCTGCACTTAGTCCAGCAATGTCATTGCTGGGTGATGCAGGCACAACCACCGAGGTACCATTGATCACAATAGTATTAGCGGCAGTTAAATCTGACACAACTGCATTTTGACCAATCACAGTAGGCCAGCTCAATTTCCAATCGTTACTGCCAACTAGTACCCAGGTGTTATACAACCCGTACAATACACTAGCAGTAGTTTGAGTAGTGGTGGCTGCCCCATTTTTATAATAGATAGGATTGGCTGTGTTGGTTGCAACCACAGCATAATCACCAATGCTACCATAGCTGGTAGAAGGAATATCTGCTACCAATTCAGTAGTATCAGTAATCACTCCAGGCACTTGATTGGTAAATGCCGCAGTGGTTGAATTCCATTCAAAAATTCCCCACAATGTGTTAGCAGTATCCAGCCAAAATTCACCATTGTTTGGTTCACCAGTGGGACGCACTAAAGAAGCTGTGAGTTCAGTTAGTTCAATGTCGCAACGTTGTATATACGAACGATTGGTAATGCCCATTGCAGAGTAAGCAGCAAGCAGTCCATATTCATTGAGTTCGTATCCATTGATTGGAGTACCAGTTGTGGTCTTGTAGAAGAACGGATTGCCAAATGTAGCAGTTAAATCACGTTGACTGGTGATTAAATAAGCCTTGTTAGCATTGGCTTCGGTAGTGCCAGCGGCTACGCCAACACCCGAACCTGAAACTTTATTCTGCGCCGTTGCAATTAAGAAATACGGTACTGAATTAGTAGCTGATGAAATGTAATTGCTTTCATCAATGATAGAGACTTGTACGCCTGGTGAAACTAGTGCCATGGTGGCTCCTTTTAAAACTTATAGATATTTATCGTAGAAGCCCAAAACACCGGTGGTTGCTGAGCCCTACTCAGTAGGTTTGCTCATAAATATCAGTATGATTAGACCAATGTGCTTGAGTTGCAACCAAAGATTTAGGGCAGTTGCATACCATACTGAGAATAAAACACAGTATAGAAAGCTGTGTGATCATTGTATTAGACGCAAGAAGAAAATACCTACACCAGAAGCATTGTGGAAACGTGCAGGGTACAAGAAAAAAGCCACATGCGATCGATGT